GCGGGGCGGGGGTTGACCCTCGCCCCGTTCGTGTTCACACTTGTCATCATGTCTAAGCCGACTACCATGCTCGTTCGCCTCGTTCCCTACGATAAGCGCCGCGGATACCTATGCCGCACGTACATCTACCGGGGCGTGAAGTTTACCGGTAAGTGGAAGGAGGTCTCGCCTGTTGTGGCCGACGAACTCCGACCCCTCACCCAACCGGCTGACCCCGAATCCGACCGTCCGCTGTTCGAGGTGCTGACTCGCGAAGAGGCAGTCGCCACCGAGGAGCGTGAGCGCGACGAAGGCAAGGTCGCTCGCGTCGATGCTGCCGAGAAGATCGACGACGCTCAGCTTCGTGGGTCGAAGGCGAAGGCCGCCAAAGATGAGGCTGACGCCGCATTCGCTGCGCAGATCAGTGATGATCTCGAAACGCCTGCTCCCGCTCCGTCGCTACGATCGAGGGCGAAGCGCCGACGTACCTCAAAGGGCTCTTGAGTTCCGTGCAACGCCGGTTCACACTCGACCTTGGCGTTCATGGTACTCGGCAAAACGCCTCGCCCTCGCCTGGCCTCGTGTCGGGCGGGGGCATCTTTTGCTAGGATGAGGCGATGCAACAGATCGTTCGTGGCACCACCAACGACAGCGCGAATCCTCGCGTTCTGTTCGCATGGCAATCTCCCAATGTAGGCGACTCGCTTGAGACCGGAGTACCTCCGAGCAAGCGTCAACTCAAAGGCGGATTCTTTCAGCCGTTCTCGTCGTTGAGCTTCGAGGTGCTGCGCCCCGACGGGTCGACGCTCGTGCCGTCCACCGTTGTCGACGTCGCAGATGATGCGAACTACCGCGACCCATCGAGCGACGGCGGCAAGCGACGCCTCGTGATCCTCCCGTTCTCCGTTGGTGCTGCTGAGCCGACCGGCACGTACACCGCCAACGTCACGTTCATCGTTGACCCCGACGACGGGCCACCCATCCCGGTGCAGACCATCGCGCTACCGTTCCGCGTGCTCGATGACGGACACCCGCTCATCGACGGGTACGCGCAGATCGTCGACGCGATTGATCAAGGCTTCCCGCTCAACGACCCCACGCCGTGCGGCGGCTACTCGTTCGAGCAAGGCAAGCGCGCCATCGAACGCGCGAGTCGATACGTCGAGCAGATCACTGGTCGCTTCTTCGAGTCGCGCTACCTCGTGAATGACTACGACGGCGACGGCGGGCCGATCTTGCAGATCGATAACCCCATCGCAGGACTGACCGACGTGTCGTTCACGTTCACCACGTTCACGCCCGCCGACCTTCCCATCGAGGAAGGCGACCTGCGCGTTTACAACCGACACATCCGGCAGAACCTAATCCAGCCCGATGACCGACAAGACCCACGCGTCGAGTTCCTGCGCACGCCGAACTACCGATACCCACGCGCGCAGCTCGTGGGAGAGATCGACATCCTGTCTTCGTACATCGGATTCACCGACTCGCAGCAGAACGTGAAGGTCAAAGGCATGTTCGGCTACACCGATTACGACGGCACGCCGTTCGGGAAGACACCCGACCTCATCACCGAGGTCACGCTGCGCATCGCGGCTCGATACATTGGCAACCTCTGGACGCAGATTGGCGGCGCTGGTGTGCAGCCGTCACCGGCCGGCGCGATCATGTCTGAGCGCACGATGGACCAGACAGTGACTTACACGAACTCAGGCGGCAGCGGCACCGGCAACAACGCCTTCGCAGGGGTGTTCACCGGCGACCCTGAGATCGACCAACTGCTCGCGCTCTATATGATGCCGCCGAGGTACAGGAGCGCGTGACATGCCGTACCGTGGTCGACTCATCTGGCCGGTGCGCGCGAAGATCGAACAACTCGACACCGCAGCGACGAAGGCGAACCCCGGCACGCAGCCGAGCGGGTACGATCGCATCTTCCGTGAGCCAGTGAAGTTCGAGGCAGGCGGCGACTCGCGTGTGTATCGCGACCCCGTGATGGTGCCGTGCCAGTTCAAGGACCGCGCGTCGGGTCCGTACGACAAGCTCGAACAGTTCCCTGATGGCCGTGTTCTTCGCTTCCGTTTGCGGTTGCTGTTTCACTACCGCGACCTCGAAATGATGGGCTTCGTTGACGGCGAAGGTCGCTGCGCGTTTCAACCGAGTGACCGCTTGTGCGCGCTATACGAGAACGACGGCACCACGTTGATCCGCACGTTCAATGAAACACCGCTGTACTGCGTGCACGTGCAAGACCGCAGCTTCGGTCTCTCCGCTCTCAAGCGCAACCTCGTGATGCTCTACTTCGACGACAGGGACACGGCCTCGGACTGATGGAGAAGATCGGACCATGGGGCATCGCACGGACGACCGTGCTCGCACTGCCGCAACGCTCGAAGGCCGCACTCAAAAAGTCGGTGCTTCAAGAGGCGCAGTTGTTCCGCACGCTCACCGTCAAAGCGTTCACTACTGGCGGTAAGTCGAACGGTATCAAGTGGCCGAAACTCCAGCGCGAGACGATCAAGCGCAAAGGAAGCTCGAAGCCGTTGATCGACACCGGTCAACTGCGCAACTCCATCGTCGTCATCAAGGAAGGCGATGGTGCATTCGTCGGCGTACCGTCGAAGGTGAAGCGCAAGGGGAGACCGCTTGTCGACATCGCGTGGGTCCACGAGTATGGCAAGGTCATCGCGCAACGTCGCGGCGGGGGCGTCGTGCTGATCAAGATCCCGCAGCGTTCATTCCTTCAGTCGACGTTCGACAAGCACTTCCAGCAAGGTGACGTTCAAGCGCGCATGTCGGGCCGCATCGCGTTCGCGTTGAAGCTCCCCGGTGTGCAAGCACCGCCGAAGGCACGCGCGCTCGCAGCCGCAGCGATGGCGAAGGCGAAGTAACCGATGGCTGTCCCAACGATCACCACCATCGCACCGAGCACCAGCACACCCGCTGGGGGTCAGGCCGTGGAGATCACTGGCACGAACTTTCGCTTGCCGTCCGCACCGCCCGCGAACGGCCCGGTGCCCGCGCTCCCGTCACCCGTCGAGGTGCTGTTCGACGGCGTTGCGTCGCCGAATGTTGCGGTGCTCACTGACTCACGACTGTACGCCGTGACGCCCGTGCACACGATGCCGTTCAACTCGCAAGGCGTCACACTCGGCACCGACACAGTTGACGTGGTGGTGCGCAACGTCGACGACACCGGCACGCCCATCGCAGGCGAGACGGTCACCGCATCAGACGGCTACACATACAAACGCCCCGGTATCACGCACGAGCAGAGCGGCGACTTCTTGCGCGTGACAATGTTGTTGGTCGACATGCTGCGTTCGCAAGTATTAGCGAACACGGTGGTCGAGACATCGGTTGACTTCGACCCGAACACCGGTACTGCGCGCATCGATGTGTCGACGCTGCCGTCGCTTATCGTCGAAGGGCCGACCGTGACGTTCAACCCGTTCTTTACTTACCGATGGCGGAACGTGATCCCTGGTCAGAACCCCGGTGAGGTATTCCTCCAGCGGCGTCACCGAGTGGTCGACCTTGAGTTCGATCTAACTGGTGTCACCGATAGCATGGTCGAGCTGATCAACTTGATCCAACTGCTTGAGGTAGCTGTCGACCGAAACTCGAATCTGTACTTGCCGCTCGATGCTGCCGACCCGAGCGCAGGCACACTCCCGCTTGAGATCTCGTTCACAAGCGATCCAGTGTACGAGCGACAGGACGCTGAACTCGGATCAGACATTCGCGTGTTCCGAGCGGCGATCTTGCTCAAGGGCTACCCGCTCAATACCTTCGCGGGTGTGACCAATGATGACGTGCAAGACTTCGCAGCGGTTGTGAGCACGATCAGCCTTGCAGATGCAGAGCAGACGGGAGAGAATAACCCGACGACGCAAGGTGCACCGACACGTTCGCCGCCCGATACATCGACCGCGTTGCCAAACCTTCCACCCCAAGGCGTCACGCGACGCTCACCGCCTGACGCAGAGGAACAAGAATGATCGATCTCAAAAACCGTACGAAGGACGTCGTGACCTGTCAGTTCGACCGCACCGTGAGTGCTGGTCCTATCCGTCCACAAGTCATCAAGGTGTACCGCTCGCAGCACAACCCTCGCACCGGCGACAAGTCGCGCGTCGAGAAGGAGATCACTGTCGGCGGCGTGCTCACCGTTCTTCCTGGGCAGACGCTTCGAGGTCTTCCCGATGTTGTTCTTTCACACCCTGTCGTGAAACGCCTCATTGACGCACGACGTCTCTCCGCAAGTCCACACAAGCCGAAGGCCGCCGCTGCGGCGAAGCCCAAGGCAGAGTCCACCCCTGCACCGGCGTCGAAGAAGCGAAGCCGCCGCTAGGAGCCTGAATCATGTCAAACGCTCTCCTGTCATCCAAGATCGTCGTCGTCGAAGAAGCGCCCCGCATCCGCAGCTTCTCGGCACTTCCGACCGCAGTGCTCGGCACCGTGGGTCTCGCCGAGCGCGGGCCTATCGGTAAGGCGGTTCTGTCTACTTCATTCGAGGAGTGGTCCTCAGTGTTCGGTGGCTACACCGCCGACACCAAGGACACCACCGCCGCAGTCGAGGGGTTCTTCTCCGAGGGCGGTCAGTTCCTCTGGTTCGTGCGAACGGTTCACTATACCGACATCAACGACCCCAACTCGCAAAACGCTCTCACTGCGACAGGCACGATCAACACGCCTGCCGCGGTTGCAGCCGGCGCGACCGTGACCGGTAACCTCACCGGCCCGTACTCGCTCGTAGATGGTGACACGCTGGTCGTGTCCGTGAGCGGAGGCGGTGACATCACCTCGACGTTCAACGCCGGTGCTGCCGCCATCGTATCGAGCAACGCGGAGACCTACGCGCTGGTCGACGGTCAGACCCTCACCATCTCCGTTGATGGCGAGCCAGACCAGACTGCCACGTTCAACACCGCTGACTTCGTGGACATCGCCAACGCGACCGCCGCTGAGGTTGCCGCAGTCATCAACGCAGACACGACCGACGTGCTCGCTGATGGATCGTCAGGTTCGGTTGCTATCGCGAACAGCCGAGGACTCGGCACCGGGTTCACGATCAACCCCACCGGCGGCACCGCAGCAGGTACCCTCGGCTTCGTGGCAGGTGCAGTCCCCGGCACCGGTGCCGCGGCTGACGCTTCCGCTGTCACGCCTGCTGAACTCATCACTCTGTTCACCGCTGACATCGCTGGCGTGACCACGACCTCGCCCGCGAGTAACGTGCAACTCGCCACGACCGCAACCGGCTCGGCGCAGACGTTGGAGATCAAGTCATCTTCGACGCTCGACACCAAGCTCGGTCTCAGCAACTTGCTCGCCACCGGCACCGACTCCGCAGTCGCAACGCCGACACTTCGCGCCGACGGCAAGTACGGCGGCGCATATGGCAACGACGTGACCGTGCGCATCGCTGCCGCGTCGAGCGAGAGCGCTGCCGAGTTCAACCTGCTCGTGCTTGAGGGCGGTCTCGTTCGCGAGCAGTTCCCGAACCTGTCGATGGACGACACGCTCTCGAACTACGCTGAGACAATCATCAACGCTGACCCCGCCCGAGGAGGTAGCGAGTACATCTCCGTCGCCGACCTCGACGCCGGCCTCGGTACCCCCACTCTCGACCGCCCCGCTGACGGCGACACGTCGCTCGCTGGTGGCGATGACGGTCTCACCAACCTGGCTGACACCGACTTCATCGGATCGGCGACCGGCGAGAATGGTCTGCGCGCGCTCGACAAGGACGACACGCTGCCCGTCACGCTTCTCAACTGCCCGTCGCGCGCGACGAGTGCGGTGCAGAACGGCTTGCTCACCTACGCTGAGGTGACGCGCAACGGCACCATGTTCGCGCTGCTCGATCCGCCCGCGGGTCTCACCGCGCAGGAGATGGTGACGTACGCCGTGAGCACTGCGCTGCTCAAGGAGTCCAGCGAGTTCGGTGCGGTCTTCTTCCCCCGCGTGCAGGTGCTCAACCCGGCCACCACCGTCTTCGGCAACACCGACAACATCACCGTCGCACCGTCCGGCCACATCGCTGGCCGCTTCGCCCGCACTGACGCAAGCGCCCCTGGTGGCATCTACCGTCCGCCCGCTGGCGTGACCAACGGTCGCTTCGCAACGGTTGTCGGCCTTGAGATCTTGGCTGGCGAGGAGCGCCCCGAGACCGCAGACGTGAACAAGCGAGACCTCCTTTACCCGCAGCGGATCAACCCGCTGTCCGAGGTGACCGGTGCCCGCATCATCGATGGTGTGCGCACGCTCAAGAGCGACGGCAACTTCCCGACCATCGCGGAGCGCCGCGGCGTGATCTTCATCGAAGTCACGATCAAGGCGAACACCGAGTTCGCGCGATTCCAGAACAACGACGCGAGCCTTCGTGCCGAGGTGTCTCGAAGCGTCGAGCGCTTCCTGCTCGACCAGATGAACGTCGACGCGTTCCGAACAAAGAACCCCAAGACTGCGTTCTTTGTCGACTACGGTGAAGGGCTCAACCCGCCGAGCGTCGTGTTCGCTGGGCAGCTCATCGGGCGCGTCGGACTCGCAACGCAGAAACCTGCCGAGTTCATCATCCACAAGTTCACACAAGACACCCGCGCGCTCGAACAAGAGATCGCGTAGCAGTAAAAGGAAAAGATCATGCCAGTCACCGGAGCACCCCGAATCTTTGAGGACAAGTTCTCGTTCATTGTCGAGATCGACGGCATCGCGCACGCTGGCTTTCAGAAGTGCAGTGAGCTGTCGTACGAGATCGACAAGGTCGAGTACCGTGAGGGCGGGCGCAAGCACCCGTTCAAGTCACCTGGCCTCGTCAACTTCACCGACATCACGCTTGAGCGTGGCGCAGTAGTCGATGACTCTGACCTCTACACGTGGGGCGAGCAGTGCGCGTCCATCGTCGAAGAGGCGGGCGTGATCGAAACCGACTTTCGTCGCAACCTCGACATCGTGGTGAAAGACCGCGATGGCACACCGCTCAAGCGATGGCGATGCACCGACGCGTGGGTGCAGAAGTTCGTCGGCGGCGAGTGGGACAACGATGCAAGCGAGAAGACGATCGAGATGGTCGTCATCACGTTCGATTCGTTTGTGCGCGTCGCTGTCTAGGTTGACTCAACCTGCACAATGCGCCACGATAAGGCCGGGTCGCTTTGCGGCCTGGCCTTTTTCATGAAGGCGAAGGAGTACCACACATGCCACAAGTCACCGTCACGCTTCCCAGTGGGTTGCGCGGAACGATCCGCGGTCTCAAGGGGAAGGAGATCAACCTGTTTGCCAACCTGACCAACGCGCGCGCCAACGCCACCACGCTCAAGATCCTCGCGAGCGTATGGCAGGAGACGCACGAGAACGGCCCCTGCTACGACTTCGAGGACGGGGTGCAGTGGGACAAGGTTCTCCAGTGCGACCGCTTCACGGCGCTGCTGTACGCCCGTGTGGCGACGTGGGGACCGACCTACGAGTTCAGGCAGCAGTGCGGCTCGTGCCGCAAGCGATTCGAGTGGTCGCTCGACCTGACTGAGCTTGAGTCGAAGCCGCTACCCGAGTCGAGCGTCGAGCAGTTCAGGGCCGGTAACCGGTTCACGACCACCGTGCTCGATGACAGCGGTGAGGCCCGGCGCGTCGTGTTCCAACTGCTCACGCCGAAGCTGGAGAACAAGATCAACCAAGCGACCAACATCTCGACCGCCGAGCGTGCAACGGTTGCGCTCGCGCAGCGCATCGTGAGTGTCGAAGGACTCGATGAAGGCAAAGGCGCGATCAAGGCGTGGCTCAACGATCTTGATATGGGCGCGCTGTTCGATCTCATTGACGCACTTGATACGCACGACGGTGGCATCGACACTGAGATCGAGATCGAATGCCCACACTGCGGGGCGGGAGATGACATCGAACTCCCTTTGGATCGCCGCGAGTTCTGGAACCCACGCAGGCCGAAGAGGTCCTGAAACTCGCGCCCGACCCTACCGGCGTCGAACCGCTTGACAGGTTGACGCTACCACTACCCGAACTTGAGGACTTTCGACGCATCATGTTCTGGTTGACGTACCAGCGCGGGCCGTACGGCACCGGCACCAACCTCACGCGCGCAGACGTGCTTGACATGGAGTTTGCCGAGATCATTTGGTCGTGGGAATACCTACGCGAAGTGTGGGACGCCGAGGAAACCGCGATGAAGAAGTGACCACCGCGCGTGCTAGAATGGACGCCGCGTCATGGCACTCAACTCGCTCGGTCTCGGCTTCGTCTTCACGGCGAAGGACTTTGCATCTGCGAAGATGAACAAGGTCGCGGCGTCGTTCAAGACGCTCGACAAGGTGAGCGCCGCGTCGATGGCGAGGATGAAGTCATCGATGAAGCAAGGCGCAGCCGGCATCGCGCTGCTCGCTGGCGGGGCTGTCGGTCTCGGTGTGTCGATGAAACTTGGCAAGCAGTTCGGCACGTTCGAGAAGGAGATGGCGAAGGTTGGGGCCATCAGTCGTGCCAGCTCAGAGGACTTGAAGCTACTCTCCGACCGCGCGATCAAGGCCGGTATCGACACACAGTTCTCCCCCGATGAAGCGGCCGTCGGTCTGCGCGAG